GGTATCCTGGTCGGCAGCGAGGACGGACTGTTCGCTACCCAACAGAACCCGTTTCGGGATTTTCGAAGCGGCGGAAATGAGAGACAACTGAATATCAAAATGGTCCTTCGGACTCTCCAACTGCGGGTTCAACTGTTTGGTTTCAATCCCTTGGAGCTTCAAGTATCGGTTCAACCCATGGACGTATTCCTGGATGGCTTCATTCATCTTCTTCAAGTCGTCACCTTCGGGAAGTTGAACCCCGTCCTTGGCTTCGAATGAATAGCCAGGGAACCCGCCGCGCCAGAACATCTCGGCAGAACCGGAAGCGACTTTCATAACATCCATCAAACGATTGTAGACGTTTTGAAGACGCGGAATACCGTGGACCGAATTCTCCAAACAATTGTCGGCAACATGGATAATGCGACTGTAATGAACCGGGAACGTTTCGGTGAACGGAAGCGACATTCCTACCGTTCCGCCCGTGGTGGACGTAGTGGACATCCCGGCGGTGATTTGGTACATGAGCGGCTTACCATACCGGGCATCTTTCTTGTCCATGACCCACTCGGAGATCATGGCGGCGTTCTCTCCATAGGGCTGCAAGTACATAACGTTCTTGCCCTTTTCAACGGGACGACTCAAATCATCCCCGTCTTGGAAGCCAACAAGAAGAACGGCGTAACGTCCGATCCCCGCCAAAATGTCCAACTTGTGCATAACGGAGAATAAGTTTGTCTTTCTCACGAATTTGATAAACGACTTATCCCACTTGGTCAACTTCTTGGTTTTGTTGTTAGATTCGAAAACCACGGGATCGGAAGACCAAGTGTAATCGGGATACGCCTCAACCAAGTTCTTGGCGATGTCGCCCCGCGAATACGTCTCCATGAAGTCGTAGAACTCCAAAGACGGCGGATAACCGCACGCTTCAGAAACGTCCCGCTTCCCGCCATATTGAGAAGCGACGCCCGCTTTCGACAATAAGTCTTGACGAGAGAGAATCGCCTCATTGATCTCCATGATAGCTTTTCTAACGTCGTCCATGTTATCGCTATTCATTGACGTTCTCCGGATAAAACGAATTCTTCGAACAGATCATAGTTCTTGCCTTCGACATCCAACTCGCAAACGAACCTCGACAACGGAAGATCCGACAAGTCGTCGTTCTTATCAAACAACATAAACTTCCGTTTCGTATCGGTCTGTTTCCTATCGATGGAAACATGAACAAAAGGGACTCCGCGTCGGACCAGTGCAGACAACGTCTTGGCTCCCGTCGTCAGGGCCAACTCCGTTACCCCAAGGTTCAACCGGAATTCCTCGATAGTTCGCATGATCCATTCCTAAGAATTTCACAATTAAAACTTACTTGGCATTAACATAACGTGAAAACCAGTTCTGCCCAAATTCTAATTGTGAAAGAGCCTCGTTGTTTTGGCACGAATTACCCGTCTGGCCGTTCCTGTGGGGCGACTTTAGCCCAACTTCGGGTCTGTGGTCGGGACCGTGTCGGAAACGTCGCCTTGAGGCGTAGACGTCCGCACTGACAATAAGTAATTCTGCATAAACACCATTGCGGTTCGGACGCCCATCCAGCGGTAGTAATGGGACGTCTTCATGCCGACCTTCTCGTGGCTTTTGACTTGACGGTCTGCCTTGTCGATGTTAATGGCGACCGTGGCTTGGAGGTTCTGCCACAGTTGCTCGTCCAAGGGTCTCTTAGTTTCGACGGCGGTCTCCACGGCATCGCCCAAGATCGTTTCGTTTGTCGGTTCGGTTTGCATTTTGGTCCTCTTTCTGTAAATGACTACTTTGCCATCTCAATAAGTAACTGACGTATGTGGAAAAGAACATCTACCGCAAGTTTGATGTCTTCGAATATCCAAGTTTCCTCTACTGAACCGAAACAGAAAACGATTCGATTCAAATCTCGTCCGATACTGAACGACCCACCAAGTCCGAAAACGTTTTCCTGACCGGCGCACGACAACACGTTCGTCTCCGTGTTGTAAGAAATTGTGATTACTGACGCTTGGTACTCGACCGTCGTCCTAAACAATCCCATCGGTTCCCTTTCTAATCAAAAGTAGGTTCGACCCAATCGGGCAGATCCACGCTGTGTCCCGCAAGCGAATGATGGCTGTCATCCAGGAACTGGATTCTTCCATCCCGAATGAAACTGTGGCAAACGGTTTTCGTCTCGCCGTCCTGAACGCGAATGGACGGGTTGAAAGTCGGCCTATCAACGTTGCGATTGTAAGACCACGTCGAACTTATCATGTGTGGCTTGTTGCAACCGGGACAGAAAAACCAATAGTACTTCAGACCAGCGTGTTTCTCGTCGCTAATGACTTTGATTTTCATTCGGGTTGTCCGCCATCTACATTGTTGGGAGATTTGGGCCGTACTGCGTTTTCGTGTCGAGCAATTGAAGCGTTCGCCCACATGGCGCATTCGTCGATCTTCTTGATTGCTTCCCAGACCTCCATGCTTTGGGGACACGCTGCGATAATCAACGTGGCCAAGTCCAAAGCCTTCTGTCTGATTTCGGAGTAACGCTCCGGTTGACCCAACAACGGCTTGTGATAGGTGAAACGACTTACGATAGAATCCATAATCTCTTTTGTAGTCTTCATTGGTTCCCTTTCTATGAATTACCATGACCTAGCTATCATAGTTTGGCCGCTCAACTCTGAAACGGTCCACGTTAGACTGTCGAGTTCGTCCGGGCTTTCTGTCGAGAACTCCGGACAGTATGAGCACATCTGATCTTCCAAGTCCGAGAATTCTCCGACATGATGGACCATTCCTTGCTCGTATAGGTTCGCTACGGGTTCAGCGCGAACGAGTTTACCTCGTGACGCACGAACCGATTTGTATGATACGTTGGATCTTACGGCACGAATGTTTGCCTCTACCAAATCTCCTCCGTTATTAACTTCTCCTACCATCAAATCCGCTTCGTGCTTGTCATAAATTCGGATTGCTTCTCTTGCCCACTCCAACGGCGTTTCCCTTACTCCGACAGAATCGAGAATGTAGATATGTTTGTTCCTTGTTTTGCATCCGGCAGTAATTGCCGTCTTTGCAGACGTATCGGCAGAAGTTACGGCGGGGTCAACTCCAACGACAACACGAACTATAGACGACGGATCGGGTGGATTAATTACTCTGTTATCATCAATCATGGACCTTGTCCAGAGCGCGTTTGCCATATCGTCTAGGAACATCCCATGCTTGAACCGGAGTTTCATCCGTCCTGGAAGACTTTCCAACGTTTTCTCAACGTAGCCGTCAGGAAGGTTCTCGGCGTTTCCGTCCGGATTCATCATCATGCAAGTGTAGTCGTCAGGGAACCGGACCTTCGTGTTGGTGATAGGGTCGACCTTCTGGGCGAAGAGTTTGTAAGACCAGTGGGATTTCGTGGGCGGGTTGCAGTCGTAGAACGCCTTGTTCCGCAAATCGGTCTTCTGGGCCAACCGTGTCAACGCCGTGCAAATCGCATCATAAGAAATCTCCGAACACTCGTTGAAAAAGATCGTCGAGTATTCATTACCTAGAATTTTATCGACCCTCTCCTTGTCGTCCAGACCGCCCAACCAGATCTCGCTCTTGTTGGGAAGCTTAATGAAAAAATCCGAATTATTCGGTTCGAACGGCAAATTTGGGAAACACAACTTCAACACTTTCGGGAGAGTGTCGTGCCAGATCGATTTCTTGACGGCGTTGAACCGTTTCCGCAAAATGCAATGACGGCTTTCGCATTGCGAGGCGCGGATAATCAGCGACCGGATGTTAATGAATGTCTTTCCGGAGCGAGATCCCCCGTACAACAATACGTGTCCCGCATCGGAAATCTGCAAATCCATCGCCCGTACCTGGTCGGCGGTTTTCTTAAACGGCTTTTTCTCTACTACAGGTTCAATCACGTTTCATGGTTCCTTTTTGTTCGAACGGGATTGTATAACCGAATTCGTAAATCCGGAAATTCATTCGGAACCGTCGTAACGATTGATAACCTACGTCTCTGCGGTTATCTCGCGTGTTCCCGGATTGATTTTCACGTAAGCCGCACCAAGAGGGACCGGAGCATACGCCTTGACTTCACCATACGCGGTAACACCTTGGGCGTATGTTTTGAGATAAGACCCGGAGATGATTCCTATCTTGTCTCGACTTACGAGTTTGTCGCAATGGGAATCTGCCCCGATAGAAGTCAATCGCTGAGCCTTCTGATCGTGAACGTGTCCTATCATATAAACATCCGCCTGGAATGCGTGCATGAATTGGATCAATCGGTTCAGCTTCCCACCTGGAGTAACGGCACTCCCCGCCCCATGGTGGATGAAGAAACGGAATTCCGCTCTTGAATCTTTATCTTTCGGAAACTTTTTTGTTATCAACTTCGGACATTTGACGGAAGCGGACCGAACGAATACCACATCGAACAAAGCGGAGTATCCCAAGTTGGCCACTCCCAATTCTTGGCAGAGCCACCCATGGCGATCCTTTTGTTCTTTTTCCAGTTCGTACTTGGCCTCGTGGTTCCCCAAACACAGGCCAAGGCATTTGTGAGCAATCGGCTTGAACAGATCTCGGACGTGTTGGTTCAAGATCTTCCCCAATTTCCCCATATCGGAAATGGAAATCTCCACCGCCACGCACTCCGGATCGAAACGCCGGTCGGAAAATGAAATGTGTTCGGCGTAATCCCCACCTCCAACCCAGAAAGCGTTGGGATCGTCGTGGACTTTCCGGATGTCGTCTTTCAATTTGTCCACGGCGCACGCTCTTGACCCAAAATGCGTATCCGAAAAATTGTAGATAGGAAATACATCTTTTCGGGACGGATAAACAATGAACCGTTTACCGGACGCTTCCATATTTTCCCTTTCAAAACGAATAAGATTCTGTTTCAGAGGGCAAGTCTAACCGAATTGCGGTATTTCACTGAATTCATTCATACTATCATAATTCAACTTCGTTTCGGACCAAAACGGGATGTTCCCAGAAAAAATGCGATTTTCAAAACGGAAACAAAAGCCAATTTCGGGGGAGAAATAGAAGAAACGGACGCAAAAGGCCATAGTAGACGACATGGTAACAGAAGTGGGAGTATGTATGACGTGAAATAGCCCTGTACGTGTAGACGTTATGCGTATTGCATGTAGAAACGAGGTTGTTTTCGTTCTGAACAAAACATGGTGGGAAATTTTAGTTTTTATGGGGATATTGCACGTATATATTAAGCGATTTCATTTGAAAACAAACCGACCGTGAAATTTTACTTTTTTTATATTCCGCCGCCGGTTCCTTTTTTCTATCATTAATACGTATTGGTTCCTAATAACGAATCGTGGCCATTGCCCTGGATTCCGATTAGATAATATGGTCTCTTGCTAATGGATTCACTATCAATAAAGAACATTCTTTACACATAACGATTTGACAACGATACATAACATCCATTATCGGACGTTATGTTGATACGATTATGCCATGTGGCGTATATGTCAATGTGCATGTTTTCTAGATCCACACACATAGGGGAATCGCATAATGGAAAGTGCCAATCAAGTAATCCGCCTATGGTATGCCACATTGCATTAGATCCATTATAAACAACGCAATAGCCTACACGTGTATTGTGTAGGCTATTGCGTTTAATGGCTTGTAATAGGCTATATGGCGTTATTTTAGCTTTGCGTCTTGATCATCGATTTGAATGCGTATCTCCTGCTCCATTTGTTGTTTCAATTTCCAATTCCCGCCCTTGCGGACTTGTAACCAGTATTGTGCGGCTCCAACATGGGGGGAAACGTGTTTCTTGACCTTTCTTGTTTTGAATTGAATCCCTTGGTCTCCGTGCGATTCTTCTATCTCTGTTTCCTCATAATTGTACCCTGTAGCACGTTTATAAAGGGATAGTTGAACCTTGGCGTCGGCATGTTGTTTATAGTATGAAAGGCGTTCTTTGAATGTAGGGTATTGCTTTAATGCTTCATAGAACGCCACGCTACTAATTTTTAAACTATCAATAATATCGGCATTAGAAGCTCCATCCATAGCCATCTGCTTTATAATGGCCATTTTCGGCAGTATCTTCGTTTCATATATCGGTTTTGGTCCTTTCTTTCCCATATGCTGCGGGCTTTCTTTTGTACGCATAGTCTTTTACCTTTCCATGTAAATACTGGTTTTCTTGTGTTTTCTTGACTGGTGGACGTTATAGCCGAATAAACGGTTTTCTAGAAATTATTCCAAGATATTCGGGGAAATGGTTCGTTTTCCTATCAAAATTCTTT